TTTGGTTATTCGTAAATTTTATCCTCTATTTTTTCTAGAGTTTTCTTTATTTCTTTAACGTCTTCTTGAGTCGTCATAATAGTTTGGCGTATCATTTGATCTTTCATATCAAATTCCATTCTAGTAACTTCAGGATCTGGTGGGGTTGGTAGTTCTTTTGCCTCTGCAATATCTGCTTGTAATGCAAACCACATACCTACGATTGTTGTAATAGCAGCTCCTATAGCTACTAGTGTTTTTATACTGACCGTGAAACCAGTGTCTTCATTTAATTCTTTTGCCATTTTTATACTTTGTTATATCTTAGAAGATTACATAATTTACTCCACACTTAAAGTCGTACCACTCTCTATTCCAATACTTATTATATTTGCCTTCTACAAACACTCCTAAATGCTTACTCATTTTTTGTCCAAATATAATTCCGCCAGCATAATCATTCCATTGACTACCTTCTATAAAATTGTGATACGAAAACTCACTACCATCATTATAATGTAAAGGCATTACACTAGCCCAAACGTGTAACCATCTTGCTTTTGTATATTTATAATAATCAAAACCTATTACTAATGATTGTTGCATTACTCTAGCTAAAGCATCTTTTTCTTTTTCAACATAATCAGATATTACTTGTGGTATAACTACAGCCTCCCAAACTTCTGGACTCGTAGCAACAACTTCTCCAGCTGGATTTGTATAAACAGAATTGTAAACATCGACATTGTAACCCTCTTCTAAAGCTAAGTATGTATAATGTATATTACCATTATCTAACATCCATTTAGCTAAAGGATCATAACCATAAGGATCAGCAAGTCTCTGTGTTAAACCTATACCAAATGCTAACTCTCTATTATACTTAAACCTATATCTTTCCGATGCCTCAAAATATTCAACGTCAGCAAAACCATCTTGTAGATATTCTACTTTCAAAGAAAAATGATTCACGCAAAAAGGCCCGTCACAATCATCATCCGAGCTATATCTAATAAAATGGTGTTGATCTAAATAGTCTACACCTTCTTGTCTTTTAATATCTACTTCAAATAAATACTCTAAGCCTTTTACTTTACCAACTGTAGCAGCATCACTATAATTAGCTTCTGTACCATCATAAAACGTATTAGCTCTATTTTCATACCCGAACCTAGCTATCTTACGTATACCTAATGTTAAGTTGTAATCATAAGGGGTTTCTATAGTTTCTGTAGATAAACCATTATCTACTGAAAACACGTCAACATTAGACAACGATGTACCACCGTTTACAGCGGCGTATAACGTTGAGAACTTAGTAGTCTTTTTAAACCACTTTTCAAAATCCCATTCTTCTTGAGCGCAGCATTTTTTTGGCGCTACACAAGAAATTAAAATTATTAAAAATAGTAATGCAAGTTTTTTCATTAAAAAGTTATTTTTATTGTTTTCTTTTTCTTCTTTTTCTTTTTCTTTTTCTTTTCTTCTTTTATACCAACATCCCATTTGCTCCACCCTAATAACATCATGAGTCTTTGCCAAGCTTCATTTTGTTTATCTAGAGCCCCTTGGATATTTTGTGTTTTACGAATAGCTCTATATACAGGCACGTTTGTTATAGCCTCAACAGTCTGCGCGCTAGCTTCTATAGCTTTTGTGTTATCTAGACTTAATCCTTTTTCTTGTATTTCCTTTTTATTATAACTATAAGTATTACCAGCTGCATCTAACTTACTAACTTTAGACCCTATAGTTGGTGATATATTTAATAAAGCCTCACCAACTTCATCGTAATCAGCTTTGTATCCCTTTTCGTTTTGTTCTAAAAATTTAAGTATAGAATTTTTAACACCAGATACTACAGCACCTTGTATACCCATACCTCTTAAGAAAGAATCTGTCATTGTATTTACTGTCCTAACTTTCTTTTGAGCAATCATTTCTTCATCATCACTATTAGCCATCAAAGCAAATAATCCAGATTGTAATCCAGCGAATATTAAAGATTGAATAGCACCGTAATAAGCTATTTTACTCATTTTATTAGTGAAAGAATTTTCTCCAAAACTACCCTTGTATCTACCTTTAGATAAGTCAAGCATTTCCTTCATCATTATTCTATTCATCTGTAAAGGTGTGTTAGCAAATGGTAATATTAACCTACCTTCAAATGATGTTTGCTGTTTAGATAGTAAATCAGCTCTTGAAGACTGTTGTGTTCTTTCTGCTATTGCTTGGAAATCTTCCCAAGCTTTTCTTTCAGCTTCTTTTGCCTCTAAACCTTGTTTTTCGTACATTCTAATTCTGTTACGATAATACGTGGCGCCACCAGCTGAGATAGCGAAACTATCCGCAACTTTTGTAGGAATATAACCCTGTTTCAATATCCAAGCTAAAGCTTTCTTAGCTTTATTACCTTTACCTTCTGCAGCTGCAGCAAGTTCAGCTTCTGTAACATTTATCTTTAATCCAGCACGTCGTTGTACTAACATATCTGAGTTCATAATATGTAGAAAATCTCTCCAATATTGCGGTTGATTAAGAAAAGCTCTAGTAGCAGCGAAAGGATTATTTTCAGCATGATTAATAAAGTTAACAGTAGAAATTAGCTGTAGCGTCGCAGATCTCGTGTTTAAGTTCATTATAGCACCAACAGACCCATTTAAGTAATTCATTATTTGATTACCTATTCTACCCATGTCTCTACCTCTAGTTCTACCGGTCTCCATTCTGTCAAGCATATCTTCTATTGATTCTCTCCATCTAGTACCTAACCTAGACTCCATTTTATTTAAGTTAACTTCAGAAAATATTTCATTTTTAGCCGCTACCCAATCAGCAATGTATTTAGCTCTATCAATAGTTCTTCCAGTTTCACTAACCTCAGAAGCTAATGTTTCCGCCCACCATTCGGCACTTGGCTCTTTAAGACCTGTCTCTATTTTAGTTAACCTAGCAATTTGATCAGCGTAGTTTTGTAGTTTAGGATTATTTTTAATATACTCAACTAGTTTTGCTTCTGATGTTTTTGTTAAATCAGGAATTTTAAAACCATTTTTATTCCATATATAAACCCGCATAGCTTGATCCAATGTGAAGTTTGTTCCTTCGACGGCTTTATCAAGTTGTTTAACGACGTCTTTATTCTGTTTACGTAAAGACATAAAATCGTTAAGTATTGTTTGCCTCGCGGTATTTAAGTCATTAACACCTCTCTCCCACGGCTTAAGAAAATTCTTTTCAAACCACTTTTTATTTTTAACACCTTCTTTACCTTTACCAAATAATGGTTCTATTAATAGTTCTAAATCACTAGCTGAGTCAGGCATAAATATTCTTCTTCGTTTAACATCTTTACCTCTAGCTTTACCTTCTGCTTTAGAAAATCTTTTTCCAGATTCAACGCCCAATGAGTGTTCCATTATTGTGTTGATATCAGTATCTAATCTTTCGCTAGCTAACGCTTGTTGAACTTTTCCTTTAACATCAAATTGATCCATTATATTTTTAACGGCTTGTACATTAGCTAAAACGTCATCCGCAAAGTATATATCATTATATCCTTCTCCAATTTTCTCAGCTATCTTTAAAGCTTTAGCCTCTGGAGTACTATTTCCTAAAGCATATATATTTTTTAAAGGTATATTTAAACCCTGTGACTTTAAGAAATCATGTATAGGTTTTGCCGCCGCCGGAGGTCTAGCGGTGATAATAAACATATCTTTATTACCGTATTTTTTTGCTTTTGCTAAAGCTTTTGGAAACAAAAATCCTGTTTCACCTTCAACAACTTTATTAAACTCTGAGAAATCAAACTTACCACCTTTTGTTAATATTTCACTGCCTTCCATAGCGAACTCTTCAGCAGTTAATCTACGGTTTTCATAACCTTTAGTAAATGCGCCCATTTTAGATACCAACTCAGACGGCATTGGGTCATTTAATTTGAGGTTATCTGTTTTAACTTCTGCAAAATTATCACCAAATAATTCCCTAAACGTTTCTTTATTATTCTGTACCGCTTCATGATTTTTTCTTACTATTGATTCTTTTAAAGTTCTCTCTTTTCTAGCAGCATTTCTTTTTAACGCAGTTTCAAGAGACGTTTCAACAAACATCATTTGTACATCATACCCTTTGTCTCTAAATTCAGCTACTTGTTTTTGCATTACTTTTGCTGATCCTCCAGTTCCATCAACAACTATACCATCTCCCTTACCTTGGAATTTCATTTGTTTACGAGCAGCAATTTTCCTTGCCTCCCATTGCAGTTTACCAAGTTGAGATAATTGTTTAGGTGTAAGATCTTTCATATCTGCTGGTAGTCCAGAGTTTTTCTTTAACCACTCTAATGATATATCAGAATTAACAATTTTAAACCCATCTCTTTCTAAACCTAATTGTCTAACAACATTTGATTTACCACTACCAGCTCCACCAGCTAGGAATATAACCTTTCTACCAGGCTTTGGTTTTCCAGATGGATTAGGTACCCTTGCTCTTACACCAGATTTACTACTAAACAATGTATCGTCAGCATCAAAAAAGCTACCGCTTTTCTTTTTCTTATTTCTTTTTCTACCTTCAGCTACAGCTTTGTCTACAGCTCTAGCAGCTTTATCTATTTTGTCAGATCCCAATCCTTTAGTCGATCCTTTACCTACAACATTTTCTATTAGCTTTGTTTTATTAGCTTCAACTTTTCTTTGCCCAGGTGTATTTCTCGCAGATAGTGATGCGTGTAACGAATTGGGTTTACCTAATTTACTTGATATTCTTAATAACTCGCCAATCTGTTTATGAGTATAGTTTTGAAGTATAGTCTCTGCTATAGTTTGAGGTACTTCGCTTTTAAAATCAACCATAGTTTCGGCAACTCCAGGTCTATATAATATATTTAATATAGAAGAAACTTCCCCAAGATTTTTATTCCCAAAAGTTTTTAAGTAAGCAGTTCTACCACCAAACAAACTTGAATCATATATCATTTGATCTTGTTTAACAGGTGTAGATTGTTCAAATAACTCGTTTAAAACATCCATTTCCTCTTTGAACTTTGTGGTATTAAACTTTTTTGTTTTACCATTCCAGTTTCTACCAAGAGAATCAAAGAAGGTGTAAGCGAGATTTTGTAGTTGTAATTGGTGCTCAGCATGATACATTGTACCCAAGTAATTTTTAGCATCAATATTTTTACCAACAGGTATTCCAACTTCTATACTTCCAGCAGTTATTGTTGCTGTACCTTTTAAAGATCCGTCGGTAATATTAGTATGACGTCTTACGTGTCTTAGTGCTCCCTGTACAGCTTGTTGTAATGTTAATCCGTAATCAGCATGGTTTTCAATTACATGCTTCATAGCATCCATGTGGAATTGTCTTTTTAATCTATTGGCTTCTACAACTCTATTGAAGTTTTCGGGTTTACCATTCGTCATCATCTCTCTACCTCTAGTGTGAACTATTTCAACTATCTTCTGTAGACTTTCCCCTCTATTATAAGCGGCTATCACTTCATTGGCTAGATCTGTTTTAACATCACCAGTATTTTTTACAATTGACTCTCGTAAAAACCAATACTCTGCATCTTTAATATTTTTACCATTCCCTTTAATAACTTCACCCCCTAAATTATGATCTGCCCAATTTTGCAAAGTATTTTCCTTAGCTGGATCATATTTTATTCTTTCAAATTTTTCAGTAGCAAAATTCCAATTCTCATTTTTACCATTACCAGCATTTTTAACTAATATACTCTGTGAGCCAGTTGGATAGTAATTCATGATTGCGGCGTCAACTTTATTTTGTACAGCTCTTTCAACTGGGTCTTTACTGAAACTATCTAAACCTTCTCCTGTTTTTATATTGTGAAATAATTGTTTAGCTTTTTTTCCAAAGGAACTAATTAACTTCCCAACCATCTCTTTAAAATCTTTAGCTTCTATAGCTTCCATCTTAACATCAGGCCTAGGCGTTCCTTCAGCCATTATTTCACCTACTTTTGTGGGGTCAGCAATACCAGCTTTACCCGCGTCTTCTATTTTTGCAACTTTATTTAACCAAGCGTCTGTTAATCCTTCTTCTCTAAATTTTTTATATTCAGGAGTTTTAAATAATGTGTCAAAATCATTAAGACTTGGTTTAACTTTTCCTTTTCTTAAATCTTTTTGGATTTGGTCAATAAATAATCTTTCACTAGCTAAACCTTCGTTTTTACCAGCTTCTAATTGTCTTGCTAAAGCACTCTCTTTTGGTAGTGCAGATCTAACAGATTGTAAATATATATTCTTACCAACCTCTTGCATCACAGCTTTATAATGCTGTGGTGTTTTTAATGATTCCACAAACTTTTGTTCAAACTCAGTCTTGTATGCTTGATTAGTTGTTTTTTGATATTTTATAAATGCTTCTGATTGTATAAATGGAGCTAATCCTTCTGCCGTTTGAGCTCTTTTCGATGTTGGTGTGAATAGTAATTCATTACCCAAGAGTAGTAAAGTTTTTGGTACCCCAGCTGATTTACCCCTAACTATATCCGGAGCAACATTGGTCATGTCTACTGGATCAATTTTATCTTGCGCACCTTTAGAAATAGCCGTAAGTATTGTTGGAACATTTTTATAAACCTCCACCTCTTTACCATCTATAGTTTTTGTTTCTGTTTCCTCAACTTTATTTTTTACAGCTTGTAAATCTCCAGGTTTATTTTCCGTACCTTTAAGTTGCCAAGCTTGTGCTGTTTTTAATGCTTGACCTTTTTTACTAACAATTTGTCCATCTACTTCTTCAACTGTAGACATTTTGTCAGCAGTGGTTTTACTAATACCCCAGAAGTTAGTTAGTAAATCTTTTTCTATGGTTTTTCTATATTGATGTATAGCATTTTTATGACTAACAATTCTCTTGTTATATTCTTTTTTACTTTCTCCAGGTCGTTGCGGCTCCATATTCCTCTTTAACTCTGGAATTGTAGTTTGTGATTTTTCAACAATATTTCCTTTTAACCCTAGCTCTTTAGATAAAGTCATTAAGTCTTGTTTAGCTACGTAAGTCTCAGCTGTTTCTTCTGTTAATCCTCTTTCCTCTAACCATTTCTTTCTCTCTAATTGAGCTCTAGGAGATAAATCCATTACGTCCAACTTTTCTAACATAGGATCTATTTCAGCTTTAAGTTCTGGTGTTGTTTCTCCTCCTACTTGTTTAGTAAACTTCTTTGATTGTAAATTTTCTACAACACCCTGAAACCTAACATCGAATTTACCACCAATAAATTTACCTAAAGGAAATGTCTCAGGGTTAATATCACCTTCTCTTACTTTGCGATTATAATCTGCTGTTAATCCTTTTATACCACGAGGACCAGTTAAAAATTCTCTTAAAACATCGTCTTTTATTATATCCCAACCTGGGGTTTTACTACGGCTAGCCATTTTATTTATAACCCTACCAGTACCAGCAGTTTTATTAACTGAAGGGTCATACATTTCTATAACTTTATAAACATCGGTTCCAGCTTCTAAATCTAAAATATCTTTCTCTAATTGCTCTTTCCCTTTTTCAGGAAGTTTAGAAGTATCAATTGCTTTCTTCTTTTTTATATCTTTAATGGTTTTTGCATCAAGTGGTTTTACAGCTAATTTTTGAAGTTCTTTATTGAATTTATTTTTATCTTCTTCCGTTACTTTAATAGCAACGGGATTACCTTGAGAATCAATTAATCTTTCTGACCCTAACCCAACTTCATTTTTATACGTGTTGAATTTAACATACGATCCAGTACCAATACCTTCAATTAACGGAGCTCTAACACCTGGTTCAGTTATAGTAGGCTCAGCTCCAGGTTCCATATTTTCAACTAACTCCGCAAGTTTTTTGAAATGTGATAAATTACTTTTTCCACCACCTATATTTTGATGATATTCGCCGAACCAATTTACTATATCGTTCATGGTTCTATTATTGATAATAGCTTTTGTATCACCTTGAATCCATTTCTTTAATCGCCACCAACCATTACTATTTTTTATACCATCATAGTGAGCACCGTTTCTTAACGTCTCAGATATATAAGCGAATAATTCAGCTTCTCTTACCTTAGCTAAATCCATTCCCTCTATAGCAGTTGCTTCTACACCTTTTTGTTTTATAGCATCATACAATGTAAAACCTTCTCTAAGTTGTACTTTTTTAGTTACATCTAGTAGTTTTCTAATACTCTCAGCTTTAGCTGGCTTATTCTCCATCATCATCATGTAAAGTGGATGATGTAATTCGTGAGCAACTAAACCTGGTGTTATAGTTTCAGGATCTAATTCTACTTTAAACTTACCAGTTTTCTTATCGAATACAACCTCTCCTTTTCTTTCTTTTTTACCTGGTTTTTTGAAACTCACATCCATACCGTTTACCTCTACACCTTTGTAAACCGTTCCTTTTAAATCTTCACCTACTTTCTCAGCTTCTCTTTTAGCCATAGACGCGGCTTTTAAAGGATTTAAATAATCTTGAATTCCTTCGTTTTGATAAACTCTATGTTTTGCAGCGTTGTAAAGATCGTTCCATTTGTCAAAATTAGCTTGTTCCCCTTCTTTAACATTACCTCTTTCATCAACATACTTACGCCTTTTTGTGTCAAATTCACCCATCGCCTTCTTAATACCGCTATGTGATCTAACATCCAACCAAGACATGTGCATTCCTGCTAGAGCGCCACCTAAAACCAAATCAGTAATAATATGCCCCATAACGGCATCTGGATCGTCGTAATTATTTTTCAGAAATACTTGCCAGTCTTCGTGGCCTAAAGCATTTTTAACTATACCATTAAATGCTGTACCAGCTTGATTACCTATAGCCATTCTAGCACCACCAGCACTTAATTTGTACAATGTGTTAAGATATGTTAATTGCGTTTGTAACGCTGGTGGAATAAATTTTCCAGCCAAATTAAAACCAATACCTTTTGGCATACCCTCAATGTCTCTTTCAACACCTGTAAATACAAGTCCTTCGCTAATAGCTCCAACAGAGGTTATCTTAGCTCTGTTTATCAAAGAAGGAGCTTCAATACTTATGTTCACACCTTTAGAAGCAGTGTAGGACCCAATTATTTTTTGCTGGTTTTGAGGCGTTACAGATAAACCTCTTCTATTTGCCCATCTATTTGCTTCTTTAGTTACGACTTTCTCTGAGAGATATACATTTCCTTTTCTAAATCTGCTTTTACCAAGCATTTGAACCCACTTGTTAATACCAACCAATGTTTTAACCGCATTGACACCAGCTCCAAAAGCCATAAATTCCCCAACTATTCTAGGTGTTGAACCAGCTCCCATTGCAATCATATCTGCGGTATTTACCTTAGAGTGTTCTTTCGCGGCTCGACTTAATGAGATATCAAATTCACTATATAAATCTTTAACAGCTGCTACAGCTTGTGCTTCTGTCACTCCATTATTTATTATTGCAGTATTTTCATCTGGACCAAGAGAAGTATAAAATGATCTTCCCGCTTGTTCCCACCAACCAGACCAATCAGATTTATCTATTGTTTCTATTCTTTCATTTAATAAATAAGTTCTTTTTAAACCTTCTAGTTTTTTAAGTAGTTCAGCTTTTTGCTCAGCCATAACTTTCCACTCGTCTGAATTTCTTAAACTATTTTTATATCCATAGATTGCAGATCCAGATTTACCATAACCTAACACTTCCATTCTAGGACGAAACTTAGATGTTCTTACTTTATCCTCCCATTCTTTTAGCGCAGCTGATGTTTTGATAAATTCTTCTTTTAAATCTGCTCTAGATAAACCTTGATAATTACCCATTGATTCAACCATTCCTTCTGTAAGATCTATTATTCCAGGGCTTTTTGGGTCTATAACACCAGATGCTAATTCTCCAGTATTGGTATCGAAAAGTACATTATATTTATCTGATAATTTGTATTTATCTACAATTGGTTTTAAATCTCTATTTAATTGCTTTATTTTTTCTTCGTCTTTTAACTCGCCTAATTCGTTTTCTTTATCTATTAGTAGATTTATTTCTTTTATAGCATCTTCAATAGTTGTGAAATTAGCTGAATGTTGTTTTACAAAAGTGTTATGTATTTCGTCATGAGCCTCACTATCTGTTAATCCTCTATTTGTTTTTAATTCAACTAATTGCTCGTTGATTTCTTTATCAGCATCTTTTGAGGCTAATTTAGCCCAATCAGCATACACGTCACTAGATATAACACCGTGAACAATTTCGTCGATATCAACATTTGTAAGATTGTCAAAATTTACCCTAGCATTATCAAGCCAATTCCCATTTTTACTAATATCTGACATGATATTATCTATTAATACCTTTTTATTTTTTGGAGTTGCTATGTTACTAAAGCTTGTTATATCCGCTCTTTCAAAAATTCTATTTAAATTTGTTGGATCTTTTAAATAATTTTTTACAATACCCTTAGTAAGTTCTTTCCTTTCCTCTTTAAACTCTGGCGTGTCTTCAAATTGAGGTGTTCTTCTAGTTATAAATGCCTTTAATTCGTCAGGTGTATTTGCCCAACCCGCTTTATCAGAACCACCAACTCTTATATTCATTTCATCACCATCACTAACTCTTTTAACAGTAAATTCATTACCAAAGCTTCCACCTGGTTCTAACTCATAATCACTACCTAGAATTTCACCTAATTCATCTCTCATTAAATCCTCAGCATTCCATTTATGAGAGTGCTTATCCCACACATTATCTATAGCAATATCTAATCCTGATTCTGGATCTATAGCATGTCCACTTGGTGCCCAGTTACCAACATAATTAGCTATATCATACTTTAATTTATCCAATCCCTGCTCTTCACTTGGCACTGGAAATGATCTTGAAGAATTCATACCTGGTAGTTTCACAACTACGTTGTTACGAAATCTTTTAATATCAACACCAGTACCTTCAAAAGCTTTATTTATTTCACCAAGATTTTCATCACTTAAAAAATTAGCAATTGATTCTTTATCTACAGTTAATTTATTAAAGTTCGATTCAACTATTGGTGTTTTTGTAACATCTACCTTTGCTGGAATAACCTCAGTGAAAAAATTATCATATTTATTTTTATCTTTTGATAGATCTTTAATCATTCTTTGATCATCAGATATATCATCTCTTCGGTATGTATCCACACCCTCTTTCTTGTCAACTATATCTTCATCTTCTGGTTCTACTGTACCGCGTTCTATGTCAGCTATTCTATCTATTAAAAAATTCGCACCATCATCTTCTACAGGAGTATCATCTTCTGTAGGTTCTGTTGTCGTTAATAAGCCTGGGTTTCTTTTATCCCATTCTCCAATAACAGCTTGTATATCTTCTTCAGATTCTCCATTATTGATCATCTGTTGAATAATAGATTTTAACTCCTCCATTAAGATTATTGATTTAAATATTTGTTAATAGCATCATCAGCGGTATTTGTTTCCATGAATCTTGAATAGTCGATAAGCCAAGGTGCTGGTTTTTCTCTAACAGTTCCAGCGGACGATTGTGCTGGACGATAACTCTCAGGTACTTGTATTCCTAAATCACCATATCCCATCATTTCTACTGCTGTGCTAGAAGGTATTTCCTCTCCTTTTACCCAGCCTTCTGTTTGTACTTTTTCACCGTCTTGCGTGACTACTTTCTTACCCCATCTCCATACTTCAGTTTTACCATTACCCAAGTGAATAAACTTCATATCATTGTTATCTGAAAAATTAGTAAATTTCTCTCCACTATAAATACGATTAACTGTGTTCATGTTTCGTTGCATGTTTACTTCCCATTGGGTTGGTTTTCCTGGTTTCGTTAGCTTTGGTTGGTTCTTCTTATCGTAAGCAGATTTAGCAACCAGGTGGTGGTGTTTAGCTACACCAAGCATACCATCGATTGCAAACCGCTTATATTCAGGACTTGCTTGTAGATCTTGCTCTTTTAAATTGTCCATAAGCCCAGACCACTGCGCTTGTACATGTGAACAATCCATTTGCGTATCATTACCTTGCTTACAGTTTTCAACATCAGTCCAAAGATCGCTATATTTTTCAGCTAAAAACGATTCTGCTGGTGTCATAAAGTTTTTTCCAGAATCTGTAAATCCAGAACTAGTTCCACCAAAAAACCAACTTCTAAAAGCGGGGGTTGACATTTTATCGAAATCTCTTTTTATATCTGCTTTTATTCCCAATTCTAAAGTTTCGTCCCATTCTAAACCGTCTTTACCATAATCAGTGGCAACTTTTTTATAATTTTCATCTGCTTCTAAAGCCGATTTATCTAAAAATTTATTAAACCTCATCTCGTTAAAAGTTAAATGTTTGGTTTCTGCAGTGGTACCAAAAACCGGATCACCATTTTCATCTACACCAAATCCACCTTTATACGTTTCTTTTAATATTGATAATTCACCATTATCATTTATAAAAGTACTAGCATCTAAAGATCCATCTACTAAAGCTATAGTATTACGATCCATCTCTGCGGTATTGCCAGGGTCGTATTCTGTTGCAACCATTTCTCCGTTAGCATCCATTATTGCATTTTCTCTTTCCATGCTTGTATAATTGTTCTTCATCGTTAGTCTCGCCTTGGCCGATTCCATTAAATTCTCTAACTTGTTTTGAGCATTGTTCATTAACTCAACACCTTTCTTATATTTTTTACTATCAGGAAAGCCATGATATTTAGCAACAAGTTTTTGCCCTTCGTTTCTTTCTTTGGTCCATTCTTGCACAGCTTCACTCATTATACCTTTTATACCTTTATCTTCAGCTATAGTTGCAGCAAAATCTTTATCTTTTATTATATTGTTATCCGCGTAAGTTTTTCTTCTTTCTCTAGTTTCGTTAACATAATTCAAAACTGTATTACCTAAGAATTGAAACGCAAATCTTTCTAAACCAGAAGTCTGGTTCCCTCGTTTAAATTCCCCATGGTGCATACTAGTAGCTCTACCCGCTTTGTATAAAGTATTATAATCTATAACTTGTCCTTGTTGTCCTGGTCCTTGTGGCATAACTTATTTTTTAATTTTTATAAAATCAACATCTATCTTGCTGTAATCTACCATATCATATCCGTTCTTATCTATCATAACAACTTCATTAGGTACCTCATCAGACATAACTCCTTGATAAACACCTTCTCCAAGTTTGGAATCCTTGTATTCAAAGTTGTAAATATTTAATCCGCTAGGTGATTTACCAACTAAAGTAATGTTGTGTTTTAATTCTCTATCACTTTGATACCATTTAGTATTTGCTTGTTGCGATAAACCACCTTCTAGCATACCAGCTTCTATAGCTAAAGCTCCTTGTGCTTGTTGTAGTTCAAGATTCTGTAGATCTGCAGCACCACCGCTTCGCGCCATATCAGCTTTCCATTGGCCTTCCATCTGCGTCTTGTCTATATCTAATTGAGTAGACCCAATTAATTTATCAACATCGAATTGTCCTTTTCTTATCATCTTGT